ATAGAAGGTGCTAAAATAAACGGAGTTCAATTAGTATTCTCTGAAGAATTAAATGCTGGTGTGTTTGCAATAGTTGTTCTTCATAAGTCAGCAATAGGATTTGGAAAACAATTAGAAGAAACAGAAGCTATGAGATTACAAAACTCATTTGCAGATGGTGTAAGAGGTTTACAAGTTTGTGGAGTTAAAACTTTAAGAGAAGAAGCAGTAGTTAAATGCACTAGAGCTTAACTGCGAAGCGCTTCAATTGTCGAAGAAGTGGAAGTCCCACAAAAGAAAACTAGAAAAAGAACTAAGAAGGTAGAGAAGTAATTCTCTATCTTTTTTTATTAAGTATGTGAAAAAATGCTACTAAATAGAATAAAAGTCTTATTAGGTATATCTAATAATGACAATGAAGAATTATTAATTGAGATTGTAGAATTAACTAAATCTAAAATTTTAAATTATATTAATAAATCTGAATTACCTATGGAACTAGAATTTGTATTAGTTGAGTTAAGTATCCAAAGATATAATAGAATAGGTAGTGAAGGAATAGCTTCTGAAAATGTAGACGGTAAAAGTGTATCTTATGAAGCCGACTTTGAAGGGTATAAAGTTTACCTTGATGACTATATAAATAAAAATAGCATAAGCAAAGGATTTAAGTTGTTGTAATGAGATTTGATACATTAATTGAGCTATTTATCGTAGAAGATATTCAAGATGGCTTAGGAGGGCATATAGAAGCCGAGAGGCCTATCGGTTTTAAATATGCTAATGTTGAAAAGTTATCTTTAGAAACTACTGTAAAAATTTATGGTGATACTATAACTCAAAATGCAAAAGCTATAATCTTAGGTGATGCAGTAAAAATTAATAAAATTAAAATTGATGGTGTTATGTACAAAGTTATATCTCAAAGAAAAGTAAAAAACAAAACTTCTTTTTTCTTAGAGGTTGATAATGATTAAAATAGATAGTTCAGATTTAAATAAGTTTAGTGTAATACTAAGGGAGTTACCTGGTGAAATAAAAGATGATGTTAGGAAAGTTGTTAAAAATAGTGCTTTTAATATAGAAAGAAATGCTAAATCTAGCGCTAGTGTAAAAACAGGGCATTTAAGAAGAAGTATCTCCACTAAAATGGGAGATATGGAAGCCACTATACATACTTCTAACCTTAAATATGCACCTATGGTTGAGTTTGGAACAAGGCCACATATAATAAGAGCTAAAAATAAAAAAGCTTTATATTGGAAAGGTGCAACTCATCCAGTTAAACAAGTAAACCACCCAGGAAGTAAAGCTAAACCTTATTTAATTCCTGCATTTGAAAAAGAAAAAGATCAATTTTTAGAAAAGTTAAAAGAAGTTATTAGATGGTAGGTGATTTATGATACCTATAAATAATTTACAAGCTAAAATATACCAAGCCTTAAAAGGTGTAGGTGTAAAAGTATATGATGAAGTTCAAGAAGGGGCAACCATGCCTTTAATTTCTATAGGAGATTATATTTTATCTTCTTTAGAGTTTAAAGATAATGGCTTTTCTTTTAATTGGACTATAAATATCTATACAGAATATGAAGGTAAAAAACAAGTTAATGAACTTGTTAGTAAAACTATAGAATGTTTATATAATCTTATAGGAGAAGATTTAAACGACATTTATTCTATAGATGAAGTAATACTTAATGAAGCTAATATAAACCGTTTAGAGGGCTTTTATGTGGCTAATATAAGTATAAGAATAGAAATAAATTAGGAGGTGTAATATATGGCATTTGAAAAAGGGAATGATATAAGACTTTCAATAGGTGCTGTTCTTATAGGAGGTCAACAAAACTGTTCAATAAACAGAGAAACTGAAACAGCTGAAACTACTACAAAAGATAGTGGAGTTTGGGCTGAAAGTGAAGCTGTAGGGCTTTCTTGGTCAGTAGATTGTGATGGGCTTGTAGTTGTAGGTGATGAAGGTTTAGAAGCTTTAGAAACTGCTTGGGAAAATCTTCAACAAGTAGATGTTAAATATGGTACTGCTGAAAAGTATAAAAGTGGTAAAGCAATAATAACTAGTTTATCTTCTAACTCACCATCTAAAGAAAAAACAACTTATTCTGTATCTTTACAAGGTGTAGGAGCTTTAGCTAAAAACTAATATATAAAAGGAGTGTTAATAAATGAAAGTACTAAAAATTAATAAAAAAGATTATGTTTTAAAATTTACTACAAAAGCTTTAATGAATCTAAATGCTAAAGGCATAACATTAACTTCATTATCACAAGACATGGAAAAATTAAACTTAATAAGCTTATATGAAGCATTTTGCGAAGGTCTAAAGTTTGCAAATAAAGATATCACTTTAGATGAAGCTTATGAATTAATAGATGCTTATTATGAAGAAGGTGGAGAAGTTGAAAGCTTCTTTACAATGATACTAGAAGAATATGCAGGCTCTATGGGTTTAGGGGCGAAGTTCAAGGAGATTATGAAACAACAACAAAATTAATAACAGAACAAGAGTTTATTAACACTCTTTTTAATGAAGCTATAGGTTTTTATAATATGCCTATGGCTTCTTTTTTTATATTAGAAGTAGTTGAAGTTGTCAAGCTTCTTGAAAAAATGAGAGAAAGAATAGAATATGAACATAAATTACAGTTTGTAGCAATATCAAATGCACTAGGAAAAGCATTTAATAAAAACTATAAATATAATGATTTATTTGAGAAAAAAGAAAATAAGAAAAAAGAAGTTACTCAAGAAGAAAAGGAAAATTTAAAATCTTACTTTGATAAATGGTAGGAGGTGATTTATTGAGTACTTTGACAAAAGAATTGAAAGTTAAAATAAGTGCTGATGCTAATGGCCTAAAGGGTGCATTAAATGGAATAAGTAGTGATATATCTAAAGTTGGCAAAGATTTTGAAGGGCTTAAAAAAGTCGGTGAAGGTGTTTCTAATATAGGTAAAAAGCTTACTATGGGCTTAACTTTACCTATAGCTGGTATAGGTGTTGCTAGTGCTAAAACTGCTATGGAGTTTGAAGCTGGTATGAATGAAGTATCTGCTATAAGTGGGGCTACTGGAAAAGATTTAGAAAAGCTTGAAAACTTAGCCAAAGACATGGGGGCGAGTACTAAATTTAGCGCCTCTGAAAGTGCCGAAGCTTTAAAGTATATGGGTATGGCTTAAAATAACGGGTCAGCTAGTGAGAAATTGCTAGTAAAAAATATTCGGTGAAAATGGGAACTCTAAGTTTACTTTTTTATTGTAAATATGATAATCCATTACCAAGCTATCGAAAGTAAGTAAAAGTAGATAGAAGGTTTAGAGACTAGGTGTTGAGTTATTACAAACAATAATACACCCACGAGTGCCGAACACCCTAACGTAAAGTCGAGGGTGAAGAGATAGTCCGACACTTAAAGGAAACTTTAAGAGTATGAGATAAAGAGCTTATACATAACTGATGGGTTGGAAAACTGAAGATATGCTTAGTGGACTTCCTGGAGTGCTTAATTTAGCTTCTGCTGGTGGTACTGATTTAGCAACAACTTCTGATATAGTAACAGATGGCCTAACTGCTATGGGCTTAACTGCTAAAGATACCGATAAATTTGTTGATATAATGGCTTCAACTTGTTCTAATGCTAACACTAGCATTGAATTAATGGGGGAAACTCTTAAATATGTTGGACCAGTAGCAGGTTCTTTAGGTATTGAAATGGATGACTTGTCTGTTGCGATAGGTTTAATGGGTAATGCAGGACTTAAAGGAAGTCAAGCAGGTACATCTTTAAGGGCTGGATTAACTAACCTGGTTAAACCAACTAAAGAAATGCGAAGCGCTATGGAGAAATACGGTGTTGAACTTGTTAAAAATTCTGATGGTTCAGTTGATTTAATGGGAACTATGGAAAACCTAAGAGGTACATTAGGTGGACTTGACCAAACAACGCAAGCTGCTGCATTAGCTTCTATATTTGGAAAAGAAGCCATGAGTGGATGGGCTTCTATAGTAAATGCAAGTGAAGGAGATTTTAATAAGCTTACGGAAGCTATAGCAAATTCTGATGGAACAGCTAAATCCATGGCTGACACTATGATGGGTGGAGCTAAAGGGGCTTTAACTGAAATGAAGTCAGCTTTAGAAGGTGTTGCTATAACAATAGGTGAAAGATTAACTCCTTTTATAGAAAAGTTAGCAGATGGAGTTTCTAAACTTTGTACTTGGTTTCAAAATTTATCACCAGCTACTCAAACTTTTATTATGATAGTTGCTGGGTTATTGGCTACAATAGGGCCATTATTAATAATAATAGGTAGTGCAATTTCTTTATTTGCTAATTTATCAATAGTTGCAGGTGCTTTAGGAATATCTGTAGGAGCTTTAGTTGCTCCGTTTGGAATAGCTATAGCAATTATAGGGGCAATTATTGCAATAGGTTATTTACTTGTTAGTAATTGGGACACAATAAAAGCTAAAGCTTCTGAACTTGGTAAATATGTATCTGATAAATTCAAAGAGTTAAAAACTAATGTATCTAATAAGATTAATGAGTTAAAAACTGATGTATCTAATAAATTCAATGAATTGAAAACTAATGCTACTAATAAAATTAATGAGTTGAAAACTAATGCTACTAATAAGATTAATGAATTAAAAACTAGTGTATCTAATAAAATTAATGAATTGAAAACTAATGCAACTAATAAAGTTAATGAAATGAAAACTAGTATTTGTAATGCTTTTAACGCTTTATGGCAAACAGGAGTTAGTATTTTTAATAATTTAAATAGTAGTATTAGTTCTGTTTGTAGTGGTTTAAGTTCTACTGTATCTAATATTTTTAATAATATGAAGTCTAGTGTATCTAATGCTTTTAATGGATTAAAAAGTGTTGTTTCTAATACTATGAACTCAATAAGAAGTACTGTTAGTAGTATATGGAATAGTGTGAGAAGTATATTTAGTGCTGTATTAAAACCAAATATAAAAATACCTAAAATTAGTATAAGTGGTTCATTTAGTTTAAACCCTCCAAGTGTACCAAAATTTGGTATAAGTTGGCACTCTAAAGGGGCAATATTTAAGCGTCCTACTGTTTTAGGTGGTATGGGCGTTGGTGATGCTCATAATGGTATTGGAAGTAATGCAGAGGCTATATTACCTATTAACCAATTACCTAAGCTTTTAGGGCTTGATAAGCTTCAGAATAACAATGGAATAGCTTTAAACATAGAAAACTTTAATAATAATACAGATAAAGATATAGAATATTTAGCTAACGAATTAGCTTTCTATCTAAGTAGAAAAAAAATAGGTGTAGGGGGTGCTTTTTAGATGGAATTTACTTTTAATGGTATGAACAGTAAAGATTTTAATGTTAAAATAAAAAAATCTAACCACCTTTCTATTCCTAGAAAAAAACTTGAGTTTATAGAAATTCAAGGAAGAACCGATAATTTAATAATTGACGAAGGTTGCAGAGAAATGCTTGACATAGAAATAGAAGCATATATAGACTGTAGAAGCTTAGATACTAAGTCTTATGCTATACAATTAGATAACTGGTTAAACAGTTCTAATGGTTATCAAAATTTAATATTTGATGATGGGAGCATTTTAAAAGCTATATTCGTAGGCCAAATTGATTTTAATGATATAGTTAAAGATTTTAATGAAATACTTTTACAATTCAAAGCTTATAGAGAGGGTGATTTATAGTGATTACTTTATATAGTAAAGATTTTACAACTAAATATGGTCCTATAGATTCTATTTGTGAAGCTTTTGTAGAAGAAGAAAGAAACGGACTATTTGAATTAAGTTTTGTAATGCTTAATACAGATAGTCTTTTTAATTACATAAAAGAAGAAAATATAGTTGTTGTAAATGCTAATGATACTTTATTAAATCAAAAGTTTAGAATTTATATGACTAGAAAATTAATGAATAATAGAGTTGAAGTATTTGCAAGGCATATATCTTTTGACTTGATGTATGACTATATAGACAATATATCTTTTGACAATCAATCCTGCGAATATGCCTTAAATCAATTATTTAGAAATAGTAATTTTAGTACACATTATAAAGGTTATTCTAATATAGTAAACGCACAAAATTATAAAATGAGTATGGCTAATGTATTAGAAGCTATAGGTGGCAAAAAGGGTTCTATAATTGATACTTTTGGTACTGGGGCAGAAATACTTAGAGATAATGAAAATATTCATGTATTAAATAAAAGAGGACATGACAACGATGTTGTTATAGAATATAGAAAAAATCTTACTGGCTTTGAGTTAGAAGAAGATAATACAGACTTAGTAACAAGAATATTACCTTATGCAAAATATAATGATGAGGAAACAAATGAAGAAGTTATATTAAAAGCTAACTATGTAGATAGCTCATTAATAAATAATTATTCGCATCCTTATATAAAACATATTGATTATTCTGAAAAGTTTGAAGATAATGAAATTCCAACAGTTAGTAAGCTTCAAGCCTTAGCTAATAATGAATATAAAAATAATAAGGTTGATATACCTAAACAAAATTTTAAAATAGAATTTATTCCTCTTTCTAAATGTGTAGGATATGAAGGGCTAGAGGACAAAATAAGTCTTTGTGATACAGTTACAATAAAAGATACTAGATATAATATAAATACACAAGCTAAAGTTATTAAAGTAATTTTTAATGTGCTTAAAAATAGATATGAAAGCATGGAATTGGGAGAACCTAGAACAAGTTTAGGAGATATTGTAGGTGGTGGAAATAGTGAAGGTGCTGTAGGGCCACAAGGTCCACCAGGACCACCAGGACAAGACGGTAATGTTGAAAATTTTCCTAATACTTTACCATCTACTCCTATAGTTACAACTAAGGTTTATGGATTTTCTAATATTGAAATTAGCTGGACTTTTGAAAACAAAGCATATTATCAATATGAAGTTTATGCAAGTAAAACTGCTAATTTTACTCCTAATACTTTTAATCTAATACATCAAGGTCAAACATCTACATATATGTATCAAGCTAAGCCAAATGAAACTTGGTATTTTAAAGTTTGTGCAATAAATAGTCATGGAAATAGGACTTCTTTCGGAAGTGCTTCTGCTACTACTGTTAAAATAGAGGACTTATCTAACTATGTAGAAGAAATGGCAATAAATGATGCTTTAATAGGGACTTTAAATCTTGGTAGAGGTTGGTTTGGAGAACTTAAAGGAAACTATATAGATGCTAAAAATTTAAGTGTTACTGATGGAAACGGAAAAAGAACTTTAGATATAGATGATTTTGGAAATGTTAATATAGATGCTACAAGTATAAGTTTAAATGTTAATACTAACCCTATTATAAGACTTTTCCCAAATGGTGAAGAGTATTGTGCTATAGATGCTTGTGTTGGTGGTGAAAGTGGGGGCTTTGGTAATAATGTAAGATTAAAACTTAATGCTTATGACTTTGTAAAAGTTAATCCTGGTTCAGTTGAGATATTTACACAAGATTACAAGGGAAGCCCTATATATTCTTTTTATTATAGTTCTACAGATAATGAAAACACAATAAGAACCCCTATAGGATATTTAAAACTTGCCAGTGGTGGTTTATATTGGAGGGGTAGCAAATACGCTACGGAAGCTTTTGTAAGTGAAAATTATTTAACTACTTCATCTGCTTCAAACACTTATTTAACTAAAACATCTGCATCAAATACTTATTTAACTACTTCATCTGCTTCTAATACTTATTCTAAAATATCACATACACACGATAGGTTATCAGCTGGATCACTTGAAGTAATAGCCGGTAGTGGTGGTTTTTACCCTTCTTATGAAGCTACACTAGGTACAAGTAGTAAAAGATGGAATCAAATTTATTCATCAAAGGGCAGTATTTCAACAAGTGATAAAAAGCTTAAAACTAATATAAATTATCTACATGATAATTTTAGAAATATTGATAATGAAACTAAGTTTTTAGATTTTATAAAAAATGACTTTAATCCAGCTACTTTTAATTTTATAGATGATAAAGATAATAACACTAATAATCAATTTGGATTTATAGCGCAAGATATTTATAATACAGATATAGGAAAATTATTTATATATAATTTATCTAAAAGCGAAGAAGATTTAGTTTATTCTACAAATGGATATGCTACTGTAATAGCTACTGCATTAAAAGAGGAAATACAGAAAAGAGAAGAGTTAGAAGAAAGAGTAAATATATTAGAAAAACAAATACAAAAGTTATTAGGAGGTATTAATGAATAAAAAATACAACTTAAAACTAGACTTACAATTCAGATGTAACAATTCAGTTATGAAATTTAACCAATTTGATAATGAAACATCTGATTTTTTTATGCGCATAACTAATGGGGGAAAATTAGTTGATATTGAAAAAGCTTTAGTAGTATTAGCAGTAATAAAACCAAGTGGGAAAGTTTCTAGTCAATTTGTAGAGGTTAAAAATGGCCTTGTATATGCTGATTTAAAACCTAATATGAAAGATGAAATAGGAGCTTATACTGCAAAAGCCATGCTTATATTAGAAGATGAAAGAATAGTTACTGAAGCTATAGCTTATGAAGTTGAAGAAGATAAAATATTTAGCTTATTAAATGATAGTGTAGAAGCTACAGAAGAACTTACTTTATTAACTGATATGCTAAACAGATTATCTAACATAGAAATATCAGAAGAACAAAGAATAGTAAATGAAGCTGAAAGAATATTATCAGAAGAAAATAGAAAAATAGAAGAAGCTAAAAGAGTAGAAGCTGAACTTATTAGGCAACATGAAGAAGCTGATAGGGCTAAGTATGATGCAACTAGAGAAAGCAATGAAAATATAAGAAAGCAAAATGAAAGCATAAGATTAGCTAATGAAGTTACTAGAAAAGAAGAAGAAGCTAAAAGAGTAGAAGAAGAAAATAAAAGAAAATTAGCAGAAGAAGAAAGAAATGCTAATTATAATTTTATGACAGAGGATGAGGAAAGAAGAAGATTAGAAGCTAATACTCATAAGGAAGCAGAAGTTTTAAGGGTTCAAGCTGAAACTGATAGAGTTAATGAGGAAGCTAAAAGAAGAACTATTGAACAATCTAGGGCATTAGCAGAAAATACTAGAGTTAGTAATGAAAATACTAGAATAGCTAATGAAGAAACTAGACAAAGTAAAGAAGCTGAAAGGGTAGAAGCTGAAACTAAAAGGCAAAATAGATATAACTCTTTTATAATTGATGCAGAAGCTAATGCTAATAACTTTGAAAATTACACTAATACTGCAAAAGCTAAAGAAGAAGAAAGAAAATCTAATGAATTAGATAGAATAGCTTATGAAACTAATAGGAAAAACAATGAAACTATAAGAATAACTA